AATTAATTTTGGAAATGCTGCAACAACAGTTAATGAATGGAATGCAGTAACAACATTAAATCTAGGAAACACAACTACAGCATCACAAACAATAAACATGTTCGGAGCATCAACAGGATCTTCAACATATAGCCTAGCATTTGGACCAACTGCTTCTGGAAACACAAAGACTGTAAACATTGGAACTGCTGGATCTTCAGGTTCAACTACTAATATCAACATTGGTAGTTCAACTGCAGCATCATCAACAGGCACAATTACTCTAAATGCTAATACAGTAACTGTTGCACAAGATCCAAATGCTGTAACAGACTTAGCGGTAGCTACTAAGCGATACGCTGATCAAAGACCAACAATTCTAACATCAAGCGCTACCCTTATTCAAAGAGGAGCAGACAGAGTTTCTGGAGTAACATCAACAGGAAACTATTTTGTAATTCCAGCATCAGGAATGACACTGACGCTTCCATCAAATCCAGTTCTTGGAGATGAAATTGTTATCACAGATATCGCTGGAACAGCATTTAGCACACCATTTACATTATCACGAAATGGTCAGTTAATTCAAGGAGCTGCAGAAAATTTGATCTTTAACGTTTCTAATCAAACAGTCAGACTTGTCTTTAGTAATACTACTTATGGATGGAGGTTTATGGCATAATGAAAATTATATCAAATAAAAGAAGAGGTAACAAACAATGGCAACGTTAAACAATATATTAGTAAATCAGGGTGGAATTGTACCATCTGGAACAGTAATTCCTTATGGAAGCAGCTCAGCCCCCTTTGGATACATAAAGTGTAATGGTGCTGCCATATCTCGGACTGCATATGCAGATTTGTTTTCAGCTATAGGTACAACATTCGGTAGTGGAGATGGATCGGGCACATTTAATCTGCCAGATCTTAGAGGAGAGTTTATTCGTGGATGGGATGATGGACGTGGTGTAGACTCTGGACGATCATTTGGATCCTCACAATCTCATCAATTTCAGGACCATACTCACAATCACCAAGATCATACCGCTGGTTTTAGTCATCAAACACATTACTCTGGACCATACGGCCCATCTAGTCAGTATGACAGCACTAGAACAACTAGTGGGGCAAATGACGGCAATAGAGGTAGCGAAACTCGCCCTCGTAACATAGCAATGCTATATTGCATTAAATACTAGAAAGAATACATAAATGAAAATTTATCAACTTCATCCAATTTCTGGAGATTTTATGTGGGAAGCAGTTGCCGAAGAATCTCCCTTAGAACCAGGAAAATATTTAATACCAGCCCATTCTGTTTTGATACCACCTTTAGAGTTTAATCCTGAAACAGAAGTCTGCAAATGGGTTGGTTCGATAGAAGAAGGCAAATGGGAAGTTTTTTCAATAGAAAAAGCTATCGAATATAGCGAACCTTTAGTTCATTGTGATGCTTGCATGGCCGAACCAACAAAGGAAGAGCTAGAAGAAATGCATAAAAAAGAATTAGAGTCATTAGAAAGAAAAAGAGCAGTTTTAGCAAAATTAGGTCTTACTAAAGAAGAAATAGAGGACCTTCTTCTATAAACCCCATTGATTAAATAATAATTATTTGATATACTGTATATCTACAGATAGGTAATAAAATGTCAAAAATTATTAAATTTTATAATTCAGGAAATGAATTTATAGATATTCCACAGCCATCTAAAAAGTTTATACCTGAATGGTATAAAGAGGCAAAAAGATTTTTCCCTGATAATAAATTAAATTTTACACAAGGTCATCCAAATTTAGCTTTAAAAATGTGCACTCCATTTTTAGATGGTATTACTTCAGGATATATTGCAACCACATATTGTGACATATTGGTTACAAAAACAGATTTAGGATTAAAACTAGATTGGAGATCAACCAATACAATACCTAATCCAGTTTCTGAAAGACCTAAATCTGTGGCAGAAACACTACCCATTCCAGAAGGACATTCAGACCAGCACTTTGCATGGCATAATATTTTTCAAATAAAATTACCTAAAGGATACAGTTGTTTTATAGGACACCCATTAAATAGATTTGATTTGCCATTTACAACTCTTTCAGCAGTTGTTGATGCAGATTATGGAATGCAACAAGGAAATGTTCCATTTTTTATAAAATCAAATTTTGAAGGAGTGATACCTTATGGAACACCAATGTTTCAAATTATTCCTTTTAAAAGAGAAAATTGGAAATCCGAAAAAGATATAAGCTTAAAAGATTTAGACAAAAAGCATGAGTTTTTAAATTTAAGAACTATGCATGGATATTACAAAAATAAATTCTGGAATAGGAAAAGCTATGATTAATATAAATAAAATTGTAATTGTCGGCGGAGGATCTGCAGGATGGATGAGTGCAGCAACAATGATTAAAACTTTTCCAGAAAAAGAAATAATTTGTATAGAAAGTCCAGATTTTCCTATAGTCGGGGTAGGAGAAAGTACTATCGGCGGCATAAAACTTTTTACTAGCTTTTTAGGAATCGATGAAAAAGATTTTTTAAGGCATACAGAGGGAACTTATAAATTGTCAATTAAATTTACCGACTTTTATGAAAAGGGCTCAGGTTCATTTTATTATCCATTTGGAGTTCCTTACTTAGAAGGAACAGAGTATGGTTTGCAAGATTGGTACTTTAAAAAATATTTATATCCAGAGACACCCTTGTCTGATTACGCATACACGTTTTACCCAGCTGTTGCCATGTGTGAAAAAAATAAATTTTCTGATAATAAATCGGGAACATTAAGCGGATGGAGAAAAGATTTAGACGTCGCATACCACTTTGATGCTACAAAATTTGGACAATGGCTAAAAAATAATTATTGTATTCCTCGTGGAGTAAATTTAATTTCTGACACTGTAACAAAAATTTTTACAAACGAATATGGAGTCGACCACCTTGTACTATCAAGTGGGGAAAAAATAAAGGCAGACTTATTTATTGATTGTACTGGGTTTAAAAGTCTTCTTATTGAAAAAGAATTAAATTCTAAATGGTTAGACTATTCTTATATGCTTCCAAATAATCGTGCATGGGCAACAAAAATACCCTACACGGACAAAGAAAAAGAATTAGAGCCGTATACAAATTGCACAGCAATTGAAAATGGTTGGGTTTGGAATATTCCATCATGGGAAAGAATAGGAACTGGTTATGTTTATAGCGATAAGTATGTGTCACCAGAGCAGGCCCTGGCAGAATTTAAAAATTATTTAAAATCAGACTATATGACGGTCCCAGATAAAGAAAGAGACGTTGAGTCGTTTGAATATAGAGATGTAAAATTTAGAGTGGGTATTCATGAAAAAACATTTATTAAAAATGTAGTAGCAATTGGGCTTGCTGCTGGATTTATTGAACCGCTAGAAAGCAATGGCTTGTACACAGTTCATGAGTTTTTATTAAAATTATCTAGAACATTATCAAGGGGAAAGGTTTCTCAAAACGACATTGATATGTATAATTACGTAACAAAATCAATGTACGACGCATTTGCAACATTTGTATCAATGCATTATTCTTTAAGTACAAGGCAAGATACGCAATACTGGAAAGATATTTCTGCAAAGCATTTTGATAAAAACATGGAAGATCCTAAAATGTATAGAAACTACGCTAGCCTTGCCGAAAATATATTTACAACACACTCTACGCCCAAGGAAGCGGGAATTGGTTGCATAACAACAGGATTAAATCATTTACCCATAGATGACACTATAGCTTCTTTTTTTGAGTTAAGTGATCCGATTAGGTTTAAAAAAATTCACAATATTGTTAAGATGTGGGAAAAAATTCATGCAGAATGGGAGCATGAAGCAGAAACCTCTACAACACTTTATAAATACTTAAAGGACTATGTTTATAATGAATAATATTATATTCCAGTCTATATTAGAGTCAGAGCATAATCTTTTTCCACCGAAGCCTGCCTATCAATTAATACCAAACTGGTGGAAAAAATTGTCTCCTTCTGCAAATATTGATAATATTGGAATTGTTCCAACAGTTAAACAATGTCCTCCGACAATAGATATTTTATCTAGCGGATATTTAATATTTACTCAATGCGATATGGAGTTTGAACCAGATGGATTTTTTAAATATAACTATGATCATAAAGTAGTTGAACGCTGGTATTTAGAAGTTACCGAAGGAATGGTTTATCCTAAAAATTTGTCTGAGTATGTTTATAAATTTATTAATAGATGGATAATAAAAACAGAAAAAGGCTATTCTTGTTTATTTATTCATCCTTCAGGATACCCAGACCTACCGTTTGTTACTTTGCCAGGAGTCGTAGACACAGACAACTTACTAACAGAAATAAATCCTCCTTTTAGAATGAAAAATGGATGGACTGGAATAATACCTGCTGGAACACCAATAGCGCAAATTATTCCTTTTAAAAGAGAAAATTGGAAATATTCAATAGAAAATTTAGGAGAGGACGAGTTTCTAAAAAGACAATCCAATCTCAGAGCGTCTGGCCACGGAACATATTTAAAGACAATGAGAGAGAGCAAGGTCTACCGTTGAAAAATTTAGTAAAACAATTTTCAAATGAATTAATAGAAAACAATTTAAATTTTTTTAATTCTTCGATTCAGGCGGATCCAGCTTTTTATAAAAAAAATTATAAAGAAGAAATAAAATGTATTTCTCCTTATGAAATTGTAGATGGATTATTAGACCCTGAAATAAATTATATTGTAAATTCTTATGGACACAGATCAGATGAATTTGTTAAATGTAAAAACTATGTACTTTATTCTGGATGTTCAAATACTACTGGTATGGCTGCTCCATTTAATATAAATTGGGCAACTATGCTTCATAAAAAAATAAATTCAAATTTACCATTTTTTAGATTAAGTTATTGTTCTGGGGGATATCAAACAATTATACTAAATCTTTTTAAGTATTTTAAAGAGTTTGGAAACCCAGAGACTTTATTTTTGTTACTGCCACATACTTCAAGAGAAATTAATTTTTTAAATAATTTAGATATTCCTAAAAGCAAAAGACATTCTTTAAATTCTTTAAAACTATTAGAAATTGGATATCCGTACCCCTGGGAAAAATCAGAAAAATTTAATTCAGATCTTTTGTATTTTACATCAACGGAACATCACAAAAAAATGTTTGTAGACAGTTATTCTATGCTGTTTATTTTAAAACAATATTGCACATCTAATAATATCAATTTAATATATTCTACGTGGGACAAGTATCAGTCAGAATTATTATTGAAAATTTCAGAATTTAATGATATGATACATTTATATACAGATGAATATTATAAATATATTTATGATAATAAAAATCGTAAGGATAAATATTTAATGTATGCAAGAGACGGAGAACATTTTGGAATTTTAGATTCTGAACATGTAGCAAATAAATTTTATGAAAGGTACAAAAGTGTCAAAGAACATACAGTTTAAGGCTAGAGATAAATACGGATTTGATACACAAATTAAACCAGTTCCAAGCTCTTCCGTAATACCAGAATGGTGGAAAGACGCTCCTCCATATGAAAGAGACAAGGACAACCCACTTGGCAAAAAAGCATTAATTAGGGGAGGGTATTCAAATGCCTCTTTTAAAAAATGTAGGCCAATGTTAGACGCTATTACTGGCGGGTACATTGTTAAATTATGGGCAGATGTTCAGGTTATAAACGAAAATGGAATTCCTTCATTAAGATGGCAGACCTTTAAACCAATTTTTTTAGAACATGGAAGTCAAACAAACATGATGGAGCGCCCAGAAGGATATAGGCATGTTTTTAAATTATTAAACACATGGATACCAATAACGCCACCAGGGTACTCTTGTTTAATTACAGCTCCATTGGGGTATAAAAACTTACCGTTTTTAGCAATACCTGCAATAATTGATACAGATAGGTCCAAAGTTGATCTTTCTCCACCAATGTATTTAAAAGAAGGTTTTGAAGGAATTGTAGAAAAAAATACACCAATGTTTCAAATTATTCCTTTTAAAAGAGATAATTGGAAATCTAGTTTTTCTTTTTATGAAGATCAAGAGCATGATAAAGTTATGGATTTAACCGCTAATAGCATCATATTGAATCATTATGTTAAAAATGTAATGGATAGAAAAATTTTTAAATGATTAATAAAATTAAATTTGTTCTTTGGAAGATTAAAAATAAAAAAAAGCTTTCAAAAAACAGAAAGTATATTTATTGATGATTATTTTAGGCATAAATGAAACTTCACATGATGCTTCGCTATCGTTAATTCAGGACGGCGAGATATTTTTTGCTGGCCATTCAGAAAGATATAGTAAGCAAAAAAACGATTGGTATATAAATAATGATCTAGTTAAAGATGCATTATCTTATGGCAAACCAGATGCAATAGCTTATTATGAAAAACCAATTCTTAAAAGAACAAGGTTATTTTTAAGAAATGGAAACGGACACTGGAAACCAAAATTTAACATAGATGGTGTTCCAAGACATAATTTTAAACATCATTATTCTCATGCTGCAGCTGGATATTACACCAGTAAATTTGATGATGCCGTTATAGTTGTACTAGATGCAATTGGTGAATATAATACCTCAACTATATGGATCGGTGAAGGCAATAAGATTAAGTTAAAGTATAAGCAGAATTATCCAACAAGCTTTGGCCTATTTTATTCAGCATTTACAGAACTGATTGGCCTCATCCCAAATCAAGAAGAATATATAATGATGGGCATGGCTGCATACGGGGACTGGAAAAGATATTATAAAGAAGTTGATGAATATTTCCCATCTATCAATAAGCAGGCATATAATTTTCATCAGGGAATAGTTGATTGGGATTTTGTCAATTCAGAGCAGGATAGGTTTGATATTGCAGCCGCTGTTCAAGTTGTATATCAACAAAGATTGAGTGAGTTTATGCACATGGCATATTCAATTACTGGTAAGTCTAATTTAGTTTTTATGGGTGGTTGTGCATTGAACTCTTCTGCAAACACCATGCTTTGGAATATATTTAAAAATGTTTGGATTATGCCAAATCCAGGAGATGCTGGTAGTTCACTAGGCGCAGCAGCAGCATTGTACGGTAAACATTTAAACTGGAAGACGCCATACCTAGGCCACGATCTTGGTGGGAAATATCCAGTAAACAAAATCATAGAATCTCTTAAGCAAAATAAAATTGCTGCAGTAGCGGTAGGAAGAGCGGAATATGGCCCGAGGGCATTGGGAAATAGAAGTATATTGGCAGACCCAAGGGATCCGCTAATAAAAGATAAAGTAAATTTGATAAAGCAGAGAGAGCAATTTAGACCATTCGCCCCAGTAGTTTTAGAAGAGTTTGCATCAGAATGGTTTGATATGAATTTTACAAGTCCCTATATGCAATATACTGTAAAATGTTTAAAGCCAGATTTAATTCCATCGGTTGTCCATGAAGATGGAACCTCAAGAGTTCAAACAGTTAATCGTGAACAGCATCCAGATTTACATATGCTTCTTAGAAAGTGGTATTGGGATACTGGTTGTCCAGTTCTTTTAAATACAAGTTTAAATGTAAAGGGACAACCTCTTCTAAATGATTATGATGACATACAGGCTTGGGAAAAAATGTATAACTTTAAAATTATAACTGGAGGAAAAGATGATTAATAAAGAAGATATTGTTCCAGAAAATACAATAATTGTAGTACCACATTTTAAAAATGATACAAGCTATTTAGATGTTATACAGCCACTTAAAGGCGAGGCAAAAAGAGACTGGTTTGATCAAGCGTTCTACTATTGTTTACCATTAACAATTGGAAATCAGTACGGATTTGCAATAAAGTCATTAAGAAGTTTTACTGTGGAATGGCTGGGTGGAAAGGAGCCAGCAATTATTACAATAACTGATGGAAGTAATGATAGGTATCAAAGCATAGAAAATGTTTTTGGCAATGGAATAGTTTCTATACAGAATAGGTTTACTTTAAGAACTCCTCTTGGAATTAATCTCATGACAATTCAGCCACCAAATATGTTTAATCCTTATATGTCGGCAATGACAGGTGTTGTAGAGTCTGACAATTTAGGAAGAGATTTTACTTTTAACACAAAGATGACAGCTCCAGGAAAAGTTCAAATTAATAAGGGAGATGTTCTAGCAGCATTCATGCCAATTCCAAGGTACTTTGTAGAAAAATTTGAAATTAAAAGCTGCCTAGATGTTTTCGATGAAAATGTATTAGAACAAGAGATGGAAGAGTTTGATAGATTAGTTCATCTTAGACGCACAGAAGACGCTAATAAAAAATATGGTGCGGGAAGATTATATTTTTATGGAATGGACTCTAAAAAAAATAAATTTAATAATCATCAAAGGGGCAAAATTGATAAAAATTAAAGATATAGTTTATATATCAAAGAAAATGAAATATAAAGAGTATTGGAATAAAACAAATACAA